CTATTCATGTAGTCGCCGAAATCTCGTTGTGACAAAGTGCCCGCAACATCGGCTGCTTGTAATTGGGCCTGCGGTGTACCAGTCATTCCACCTGCCGCCGCTTGATTTCCAGCGGCCCCAAGTGCTTGTTTGAGGGCTGATTGAAATCCTGGGCTTTGTTGATAGCCACCAGCAAGTTTATTGTAAACGTCGCCTGTGGACCCTGTGAGTTGGCCATACTGACCCATAAGCTGCCCGAGTGCATTTTGGCCTGCGTTCATGTAAGGTTGATAATAGGGTTGCATAGCACCAGGTATTTGATTTAAATATTTGTTAGCTTCCTTAGCAATCCCAGGTCCAGGTCCAAAAATGTTATATAAGCCCCCACCAATTCCTGCGGCACCAGCTCCCATGCCGAACATATTTAATAATTTTGTTAATGCTTCGTTTGACATTTGATCTTGTGCCATGATGTGTCCTTATGGTGTATAGGGTATTACTTTAAATACAGGATTTCCGCCGATATTAATGGCAACTTTTACTTGATTTACCGTTGTGTCATAAACCATTGTGCCATAAGCGCAAGTTTTGCGTCCTTGTATATCTACATTGTTTTGTACTACCAATATATCAGCGGTGGTAAGAGATGGCAAAACAACTCCCTCACTTCCGAATAATCTTTGCAAATTGCTTATTAAGACTTGACGAAATGTTAATTCATCATCGGTCGGATAACCATTGCTATCAACCATTTCACCCATGTGTAAATTAGGTATCCGTGTTACATTTCTATCACTTACGGTTGTCATTGATAAACCTCCAAGACTCCATCAGTACAAACAAAACGGCCAAAACCACTAAATCGTAGTTGGAAAGTAGCGTCATTTACAATACCTAGTCGTTGATAAATAAAACGTGACTTGCGTTGTCCTGTTGGATTCATATTCAAACGCCAGCTAGAGCCAAATGATTCACCGCCGTCACGAGATATACTTAAATCAACAGCTTCAGAATAATTTACAACGTACTGAGTTTGCGCAACTGTTGCTTCAACGCCAATAGGATTACCAGATTCTGTTGTTATCTCAACAAAAGACTCAGTTGCTAATATCTGCCCAAGAGTATTAGATTGCACTGGAATTAATGTGCGAATATTTTTTTGTCCATTCTCAATGGTGAAACCTAGACTTTTAGCAATAAAGTATCGCTGCGTAGGCAATCTGACTGGAGGTGTTATGCGAATCCGAGGTATTTCATGGGGTTTAGCAGCCTCGCCAATACCATAAATTGCGTCAGTGTATTGCGTGCCAAAACGATAAATATCACCACCATTCAGCGATACAAAATAATAATCGTTGCCAAATAAAACAACTTGTCTCGCAATATGGTAATTTAATTTTTCATCTGAAACGTTGAAGAACAAGCCTGTATTAAAGTCGTAAGCATAGCTAATATTGTCATCAGGAAATGTGAACTGATAAATCATGTGGCCATCTTGCCTAAATAAAAAGCCAGTGCAGTTTGTTGGATTGGTTAAATTAGCTAAAACATATGATATACCGTCAGTAGATATCATTTTGGTTTGGCTGCCTGTAGCATACATGATGACAGGCCCAGATTGTTCGTTGACGGCAAGCCATACAATTAAGTTATCAAGCTCAGCAACACTTGAGGCATTTAAACAGCCATAATCCACATTATAAGTTGTTCCACGCTGATAGGGAAATAATGCCGCGCCTACGTCTTGCCAGCTTTCTGTGACGTTTGTTCCCATGACTAATAAGTTATTTCCGCCGCCTGGCACAGGAATAGCTGCCTGTGTTCGTGTGGGCTTAGTTTGAATGGAGCCAACAAGTTCTGGATTAGAAGCTCCTTTTGGCCATGTAAATGCATCATTAAACCCTGACAGAATCCAGTAATTAGTATTCTGACAGGCTAAGATAAATCGACCATTTTGAAATGAGATATACCCTGGGTTACTGTATGTAGTGTAATCATATTGACCAACCCCAGTTCCATTAGGTATTTTTGCAATTGGCGCATCAGTTGACCAATTATACACATAAACAAAAACACCATCTGTTACCACAATTTGCGCGTTGTTGTTTTCTGCAATATAGACATCACCATCGTAGGTTTCTAGTGTTCCCCTAGAAAATGCTTGCAGTTGGCCAGTTGTTGTATTTTGCGTTATTTTATAAAAATTATTTCCAATTACAGCAACCATTAATTCGCCATTGAAGGTTGTATATAAACCTCTTCCTTTGGCTGATGAATTCAAAATTAATGCTGTCGCATACCCTGCGTAAGGCACTAAAAAGTCATCACTAACAATGAAGTTCCAGGTTTGTTCTTGACTTATTTTTGGGTAACGTCCAAAGTTGGAGCCCCCTACTATTTTGAGAGGCACATCTTGTATTTGTTGTATGGCATTAGGTGCGGGCATATTACTCTCTTATAGTAAATAATTAATACAAAACGATTAAAATGGAAACCATCCCTTGCTCAGATTTATAGCCTGCCAATCAAATGGGCTTCTTCCAGGGAAGAAAGTCGTCTTACTGATAGATAAATCTGGCGGGCTAACATCTAATATTTTTGCTTCATAAGCCCGTAATTTTGCTTTCGATTCATCTGGAAAGGTTGCGCCATAGTCTGAGCAAATATATTCGGCTAATTGATAACGCAGAAACTCAATGTAGTAAGGGTCATATTCTAAAGATAAATCTGTATCAAGTGTGACTTCATCTAGCCCAAATTTACCACTCAGCTTCATAACATAATTGCCTTGGGGCAAAAAATACAAGTATATTCTCATGCCGCCTTTTTCGCGCTCAGGGCGATATGAAAATGGCAAAGCTTGTATACCGTCAATTCGGCCTGTATCAAAAAATTCGTGTCGGGTTAATTGTCGCATAGGGTAACGCACATCCCCGATGTTGTACGTTAATGCATCTACATAAAGTAGTTTTTCAATAAAATATTCTTCCTGCCCTGCAACTAAAGTAATTGCATCACGCTTGAAATAAGGTATCTCACGTAAATCAGTGGACTTGAATTGCAAAAGCGCATTTAGAAGAAACAAACCGTCTTCAATTTGTTCACCTGAGACGGTCTGTAATTGTCTACTAACTATCTGAGACAGATAGTACGCACGAGTTATAAGCATTCGAGCTGTATACGCCATAATATCTGCCTCCTATAAATTAGATTGCGAACTGATAACCGCCAACATTGATTGCAGCCGCAGCAGCACCAGCACTGACTTTGTAATTAACTTTAGGGTCGCCAGAAGCTAATGTAGCCACTACTAAATCTTGGCTAGATACAATAACAGCAGCAACTTGGCCAGTGATAGTAACCATATCGCCAGTACCAGATTCGGGTTGTAACTTCAATGTCTGACTAGCAGCACTTGGAGTTAATGCAGAGCTGATAAACACAGGTGTGTTTGCAACTGCAGGAACAAAAGCACTTAAATCAATTGCTGTGTAAGAAGTTGCATTACCAGCAGTGATTGCAGTAGCTTGAGGTGCGTCATACATAAAGGTACGCCAGCTTGACTTGTCGTCAGTCCAGTAGCCTTTCAAGAATGTAGAACCTGCGCCTGTTGCAACATAGCCAATTAAAGCATAAGCACCATAGCCAAAAGGAAGCAAAGGTGTGCTAGAAGCAGAAATTATTGCACCAGTTACATTGTAAGCTTGTGGGTCAGCTACAACATAAACATAATATAAAGTGCTTGCAGCTAATGCGCCTGTGTCTAATCCATTCAAGCCATTTACTGCTGCATTAATTGTAACTGCAACATCTAAGTTTAACTGGAAGGTTTTGCTTGAATCTAAAATGCTTCCTACTGCAACATCTAATTGAGTGTTTGGAGTGGTTGCATTGTTACTCAATCCTAAGCCATAAGCATAAGGGAAGAGCGCCTGATTAAATGATTTGTAAACAGTCATGATTTTTATCCTCTTAAGTTTAAAGAGGCGGCTTTCACCGCCCTACGCTTATAATGGGAAACAGTAACGTAATGAATTTTCAGCAACTAAGGTTGAACCCCAAATACAGTCACGTACATAAGCACGATTGTTAAGACCGAATTGAGAACCGAAGTAGTGACGAATAGACGCACCTGAATCTTCATCAACACTAGTAACAGTGGTGTATGGTGATTCGTCTGGTAAACGTGGCATTGCCAAGTAGAATTGGTCGCCTGACATCAAGATACCTGCACGGTGTGAAGGTACTGGTGTGACGGTCATACCAGCTTGGATAGCGTTGTTCAAGTTTTGGTTTTGGTTAGCAGCTGAAACTAAACCAACATCATTGATGGTTTGTAATTGCACTGTAACACTGTTACCAGAACTTACAGCATCAGCAATAGCGCGGAACTGTACTGGTTGTTGACATGGTTGATGGCCGATAAAGGTCAAGAAACGCATGTTTGGTTTACCAGAAACACCATCGTTAAACTGGAATAAGTCACCAGCTTTGATTGCATCTGCACTATTACCAACTGAAGCATCAGTGCTAAAAGTAATGCTTGTTACGTTTTGACCTGTTGGGTCATTAGTAGAAACAACGGTTAACACGTTAGCAGGAGCAGCAGCTTCAGCAACGGCACCAGATACATGAACAGGTAATAAGTTTGACTCATACCAGTCAGAGTTAGCGAAACGGCCTAACATCCAGCTTGATGCTAATTCATTGTTTCGGTCCATTGCGAATTGGTTTAAACCGCTACCAACAATTGCAGGAATGTTCGCAACTGGTAAAATCGCCATCATTTTGTGCGTTGCTGCGCCAAAATCTTCGAAGTTTGCACAACTTTGAGCCAATTGCGTAAACGAATTAATAGGGGTAATGCCATCGCCATAGAAACGGAAAGGACCTGATTTAAATTGGGTTGTTCCGAAAGTAGCAGCTTGTGGGTCATTTACAGTTACGCCAGACACAAAGTTTTTAAGAATGTCAGCTTCAATTTTAGAGCCTAACTCTTTCATGGCTGCCATACCAAAACGGTCCATATATTCTCTTACGTTGAAGATGAACTGTTGGTCAGTGTATCCAGCACTTACGTTAGATGCTTGAGAGCAAACTAATGATTGTACACGTTGTACAGATGGCTGTTGTGTAATCACAAGACCATTGTAAGAAGTGAACCGTGGAGTGGTGTCAAATGTTACAGTGTCGCCTAAGTTACTAGGAGCTGTAGTATTAAAGTCTTTAAACTTTTTGTTAGACATGCTGATACCGACGAAGCTATTTAATAGCCAAGCCAATTCAGCCTTTTGATAGGTTTGAACTATCTGTAAGACGTTAGTAGGTGTAGAAGGCATTTTAGGTCTCTCCAGTTAATTAAATAAAATCTTCTTAACTGGAAGGACAATAGCGAGTATTTAGCCTTTAAACATTTTTCTAAAATCACTCACCGACATAGAGCCATTGTCCATTCCAGCCGTAGGTGAAGGTTTTAGTTGAGAGTAGGGGTCACGAGCTTGAGCTTCTTCAGATTTGGCAGCCGTATTTTGCTTGATACTTGCAGATAGCTTTTGCAAGTTTTTTTGAGCTAGATAAGGCTGGTCTTGAATATCCGACAAGATTTGTGAAAGCTTGTGGGGATTATCAAGAACCTCTTTCATAATGTCGCCAGTGTTTTCCATGTCATTGACCATTCCGATGAATGAATGGATTCTGGG